TGTAAAAATGCCAGTTTCAAGATCGTAATTAAGCACTTCTTTTAAGCGCTCTTGCGTTAATAATTCTGTCTTTGCCATTTTATGCTTATGCGGCTATTTGCCATGTTTCGCTATTATCCGCAATTGCAGTCCAAGTTTCACTGCTATCTGCAATTGCATCCCATGTTTCTGATGTGTCTGTAATCGGTGTCCAAGTCTCTGCATTATCAGAAATTGCATTCCAAGTTTCTGCCGTATCAGACTCAGGGACCCATTTTAGATTGCCAGCAATCGTCATGGATGACTGGCAAGTGAAATCAATTGCACTCGTTTGTGTGCGAGTGCTATTGACTGTCATTTCAGACTGGGCTGCCATTAGCACTGTTGCGCGCAAAACCACCCTGGTGGCCACAGTCATTGTGGCAAAGTCTTCAATTAGGATTTGAACCAGCGGGACTCTGACAGCCGCCACCGACATGGTGCTGGTATCGACCGAGGCAAATGCACCAATGGCCACCCGTCTGGCCGCAAAGCTGGCGCTAGAGCTTGCAGCAAAGGTCGATGCACCTATGGCATACCGCACCGCATTTGCGGCCATGGTGCTGGTGCTAGAGGCCGTGGCTTGCGCCACCGCCACCCTTTGTGCAGCAGCTGTCGCACTGCTAGACGCTGAAACCGAGAATGAGGCCGTCTTGACCACAGTGGCCGAGACAGTCTCTGTGCTTGCGCTAGAAACAGAAAACGCGCCTGTGCAGACGCGTTGACCATTGATTGCAGCCGTGCTTGTGGCTGCAAGGGTAACTGCTCCAAGGCTTACGCCATAGGAATAATTCCCTTGTCCATATGGGCCAGAGCCGTATGCTGCCATGTCATGTCAATGTGACATCAAGGTCGCCAGCTGGAATGCGCAGCACATCGCCATCATTGATGGTGCGAGCTGTGGTCAGCGCTGCCCAGGCTAAAAGATTGCCGCCAGTGCTTGCATCAAAAATGCCTGCCCAGCCAATTGATCCCCAATTGCCACCGCTGGCAGCCGCAAACTCGATGGCCGCTGCGTTTGTTGCGTTTGTGGGGCTTGTGCCAGAGACAGTGATCGTGCCAGTCACCACGCGAGCATAGGCGCTGCCAGACACTTCAGTGCCGCCACCAGTGTCACTGGGTGCAGCCGTGAAAAGGCCAACATACCAGGCTGTGGGGCGTGTGACCGAGCCAGTGGTCAGCAAGTACGTTAAAACTAGATTTTCTGTGTAGTCGGTAAAAGATGACATATCAGTCCTTATCCAAAAGTCTTTGCACGGGTAAGCAATGCACCACCAGAAGATGCACTGCGATCATCGGCAGTTTGTGAATCATTCAAGGCTCGCTCATAGAGTGTTGCCCATGTCTGGATTCTCGCATCATCTTGCAAGTATGGTGCAGCCTGCAATAGCGATCCATACAGATAAATGTCGGGGTTTGCAGTCAAAAGCCAGTTGGTGGCCACACTGCTTGATAACTTTGTCAACTTAGCGTAATAGGTCAGCTCGGTCGTGTAGTTACTGTCTGGTGTCGGGACAATTCGGAATTGACCACCGACCACACCAAAGAATTTGGGCTTGCCGCTGGCCGTGTACTTGGTCATCTCATTATCCAAGGCATCAATGCTCAAAAACTGCAATGGTGTCTCAGGGTTTGTGCTTGTGAGCTTGAGGGATTTGGTCTCCAAAAAGTCACTTGGCACAGCGCCATATTGCGCATCAAAAGACGCATTGGCCCTGACAATCATCTGCCTGGTGCGCAGTGTGCGCTCCACTTGTGCCTCGGCCAGAGAGATAAAGTCAGGAATGACAGAAGTCAGGTCCGACCGGTTAAGCCAGTCACCAATGGATGTCTTCAGTTCTGCGTAGGTTGTTAGTGCCATTAGACTGCCTCTATTTCTTTCATCACCCAGGTGTGGTCGTGCTTGAATTCAAAAGTCCCAATGTGTCCAATCTCTTTGGAGACATCGTGGTCAATCCATATTTTAAAGCCAGCAGCCGCTGCTTTTTGGCAAAAATAAACATCCTCACCAATGTAGCCTCTTTTATCATGTCGCCAAGGTGTTTCAAACCAAGGCTCGGCCAATGCCTTAAAAACATTGGCCTTGATGAGCATGACACCCATCCCCACAGACCCCACCTCTTGCAAGCCGGTGGACTCTGGCATGGTCCAGACTAATTCCCTTTCGCCATTCTCTTTGTAGAGCTGCGCTGTCGGGCCAGTGGGCATTCTGCGCCTGGCACAGTTGGTCGCCACAATATCTAAGTCATGCTTTAAAAGCCGCCCAATCATGTCTTGTGGAAACCGCATATCGGAGTCAATAAACAGAATGTGGGTGCAATCCTCGCGCATTGCGTCAAGTGACAGCTCTGCCCTCTGATTCGCAATGAGAGTGCCTTGGCTGATCTTGAGGCTCACAGCGTCATTTGTGTTGAGTGTGTGATACGCGACCATATTGACCAAGTCGTAGCTGTACATGGTGTGGACCATGTCTCGCGCTGGCGTGCAGACTGCAATGTAGTTCATACTTTCCCAGGTCTAGTTCTAAAGAATTGATTGTCGGAGTCGTTGAGCCAGCGCTTCATATACTCCTGGTCATCGATCTTGCCCTCGGCCTTCATCTTGTAAAAAAGCGCTTCGGGGATGGATGCCACCAAGTGCCATTCACCATTCCAGTTGGCCTTCTCATCGGTTGCGTTATAGAGAGCCTTATTGGCCTCAACAACTGCCGTAATGTCTTGCTCAGTCTCAATGGTCACATCGCCAGTTTCAGCATTCTCATGCCAATAGCGTGTGATGCCTTGTTCTTTGTTTTCGCTAAATAATCTTTTGTGAATCATTTTAAAAAAAGGGCCAAGTTTCCCTGGCCCTTTCCGTTTACCTTCGATTAAGAAGTAACCAAGTCTGCTGCCAGACCATGGGCATTTTCTGCCAACACTTTCAAGCCGTACTCAACTAAGAGCATACGCTTGTCGGCATCACCAGTCTTCGCCAATTCGATTTGCTGGTAAGGGCGCAGCACAACCATCTTAGCGTAGTCAGGATCAAGCACAAACGCATCACGCTCACGCTGGAAGCGGTTTGCAACCACTTGCACATTGCCGAAGTCAGAGACATAAATGTCAACCGCACCGATCAATGTGGCAGGCTTTGCACCGCCATCAATGTTGAAACGGCTGGATGCGATACCAGTGAAACCAGAAACGCGCTGCTTGTTGACAGGGCCAACCATCAGGATTTTTGGTGTTCCACCAGCAGTCCACACTTTCTGAATCACATTCTTAAGAATGGTTTCAGTAAATGTGCGCACTGTGCCATCGGTACGGGCCGTGCTTGGCAAAGTCGTGTAAGTTGGGTTTGCACCATTGGTAGTGTCATAGTCAATGTTGGTCTTCAAAAAGGCCGTCAAAGAACCCGTCTTACGCGCAGTAGTCGAGTCACCAGCAACCGCACCAGTGTTTGACAACATGATGAATTCCTGATCTCGCTTTAGCTCAGAGCCACGCTTGGCGATCTGGTAAGCCAGTTCGCTTCTACGGCCAGCCTTGTTCACCACCTCTTCAGTAGCTGACAAGACAATAGTCTTGCGGCTAATTTGGCAGTAGTTCTGCACTCGAACAGTGGCAACCACTGAATCAAAAGTGCCGACATCATCACCCTCAAGCTGTGCATTTGCGGCAGCAGCGGCAAGGGTATCTGTTTGGAATTCAAACAGAGTGTTGGAGACATTTTCACGGCCAATATTGGACATGAAAGGCGTTTCTTCCATCTATGTTGAGCAAGGTTCGTTAGACCTTACCTCCCTTGCGGGACTGCATATTTCTATGCAGATCAGACTATATCTTCACCCACTTTCGTGGGGCTAGGTGCTTCGGACCACTTGGTCCTACGATCTTTCGATCTAGTCGTTGAACCTTCCTCTTTCGAGGCTCGGCTGCTGATTGCCCTCGGCTGCCTATCCGTTAGGGGTTCCCAGCAATTCTCCTAGTGTCAATTGCAAATTACTCTGCAACGGCCCTCAAGTTAAGGCGCAATGTTTGTAATCACATTGCTCAAATCTTCCCGAATACCCTTTGCAGAGTAAGTCAGGAACGTGTTACTAACGATAGTCATAATTTTCTCACTTTAATAAAAGTTCAATTGCAGAAGCCGCATCATCGATGCGACCAGTTTTTGCAAGACGCTGCTTTGCTCGCATACCCTCAGTTGTTGTCGAAACCCGACCAGCTGCACCAGGCTTGGCTGGTCGTGGGCCATTGTTCACCACAGGCTTAATGCCTTGGCGTTTACTTACCATCTGGTCGAACAGTGCCGCTTTGCGCAGCAGTAAAACCAGTCGGTGGTCGTAAACGCTCTTCAAGTCTTCATCGGTAAAGCCTGCTGCCTTCGCAGACTCAATCACCAGCGCCTTTTCGGCTTTTGCCTTCTTGGGGTCTTTCCAATCAGGTAAAGCTGCCAAGAGAGCTTCTTGCTGGCTGGCAAGTTGGGCTTCCATGGCGCGCTGCTGTTCATACTGGGCCACTTGAGAAAGTCGTT